CTGCCGAACCGTTTGAACCCATCGAACTCGAAAAACGCGCGCTCGTGACCATGCCGGGTGGCTGGAAGATGAGCCAGATGCAGGCGGAACAGCCGGCGACAACCTACGCCGAGTTCAAGCACGAGATTCTCAACGAGATCGCCCGCTGTTTGAACATGCCGTTCAACGTCGCGGCCGGGAATTCATCGGGCTACAACTACGCCTCCGGTCGTCTCGACCACCAGACCTATTTCAAAGCGATCCGCGTCGATCAGGTGCATCTCGAAGTCGCGGTGCTGGATCGCATTCTCGCCGCCTGGTTCGACGAGGCAGTTCTCATTCCCGATCTGCTGCCGGCGGGAATCGGTCCCATCGCCGAATGGCCGCACCAGTGGTTCTGGGACGGCCAAGAGCATGTGGACCCCGCCAAGGAAGCGACGGCGCAGGCCACGCGGCTGGCCAATCACACCACGACCCTCGCGCACGAATACGCCCGCCAAGGACGCGATTGGGAAGAAGCCCTGCGTCAGCGGGCCAAGGAAATGTCACTCATGCGCGAGCTAGGCCTGTCGCCTGCGGCCGCGCAGCCCACCACCCAACCCCAAGCAGCCACGGACGATGAGCTGGAACTCGAAGAACAATCCGCCTAGCGGCGAGCTCAACTTGCTCGCCGCAGCGGTCGAACTGGAAGCGGCTTCGCCGGACGGCGCAGGGAATGCGCTGCGCCGGTTCACGATGACCGCCTACACCGGCGGCCCGATGCAACTCGTCGGCTGGCGTTATCCCGTCGTGGTCGATCTGCAAGGGCTGGAGGTTGGGCGGCAGCGCCGCCCGATCCTGCTCGACCACACGCGGGATGTGGACTTCGTGATGGGGCAGACCGACTCCATCGCCGTGATGAACGGTCAGCTTGTTGTTGCCGGCCAAGTGATGGGCGAATCGCCCAAAGCGCGGCAGGTGATCGCCCTCAACGACAAGGGATTCTCGTGGCAAGCGTCCATCGGGGCGCGGGCCGATCAAGTCGAGTTCGTTCCCGAGGGGAAGACCGCACAAGCCAATGGCCGGGAAGTCGCCGGCCCGGTCAACATTGCCCGGCGAGCCACGCTGGGGGAAGTGAGTTTCGTGGTGCTCGGCGCGGACGACAGCACGTCGGCCCAAATCGCCGCCAGCGCCGGCCTAACGCAGGAGAAGATCGACATGGAATTCGCCCAATGGATCGAAGCCCAGGGTTTCACGCCGGACGCGCTCAGCGAGCAGCAGACGACCAAGCTGCGAGCGCTCTACGACGTGCAAGCCACCAAGCCCACGCCGCCGCCGCAAGGTGAATTCAACCCCGCCGCGACCATTCGAGCGGAGGCGGCCGCCGAAGCCAAGCGGATCGCCGTCGTGCGGAAGGTCTGCGGCGCTAAGCATGCGGAAATCGAGGCCAAGGCCATCGAGGAAGGCTGGGATAGCACGCGCACCGAGCTAGAAGTGCTGCGCGTATCCCGTCCGCAGGGGCCGGCGATCCACGCCACGGGCGGCAAAGCCCCGACCTTTGCGGCCATCGAGGCGGCGCTTTGCCTGTCAGTAAAGATGCCCGAAGAGAAGGTCGTCGGCTGGTACGGGGCGCAGACCGTCGAAGCGGCCCAGTCCCGCGACATGCGCGGTATTGGTCTGCACGAACTGTTCTTCCACGTCATCCACGCCGCCGGCGGTTACGCTCGTCCGGGGCGGATGACCGACGACACGATCCGCACCGCCTTTGAAGCGGATCGCACGCTCCGCGCGGCGGGTGGCAGTTTCTCCACGATCACGCTTTCGGGCATCCTCTCAAACGTCGCCAATAAAGCTTTGCTGGAAGCGTATAGCGGCGTTGAGGGAATTGCCACTCGCATCTGCGCCCAGACCGATGTGAACGACTTCAAGCAGGTCACGCGGTATCGCATGACTGGCCAGGGAACGTTCGAGAAGGTTGGGCCCGATGGCGAACTCAAGCATGCCCAGCTCACCGAGGAAGCGTTCACCAACCAGATCGACACCTATGGCAAGATCATCGCGCTCACCCGGCAGATGAGCATCAACGACGATCTCGGGGCGTTCCTCCAAATCCCTCGCATCCTCGGTCGGCAGTCCGCCATCGCTGTGGAATCGGCCGTATTCACGCTGCTGTTGTCCAACCCCAGCAACTTCTTCAGCGCCGGCAACAAGAACTACTTCTCCGGCGCTGACACGACGCTGCAAATCAGCTCGCTCACCACGGCGGAGCAATTGTTCCTTGACCAGACTGACAAGGACGGCAAGCCAATTCTGATCAGCCCTGCCATCTTGCTCACGCCCACGTCGCTTAAGGTCACCGGTCAGCAACTGATGACTGAAACGCGGGTGAACGAGACCACGACCAGCGACAAGCCCAAGCCGGCCAACAATCCGCACGCTGGCAAGTGGGAACCGCTCTCTTCGCCATATCTCAATTCCCAGGGAATCGCGGGGAGCAGCGCCGTCGCGTGGTATCTGCTCGCGAACCCGGCAGACGTGGCGGCAATGGAGATCGCGTATTTGCGTGGCCTGCGGACGCCCACCATCGAGTCGGGCGAGACCGATTTCGACACGCTCGGCATGAAGTGGCGCGGCTACTTCGACTTCGGCGTGGCAATGCAGGACTATCGCGCTGCGGTGAAGAGCAAGGGTGCCGCCTAATCCTAAGGAGAATGAACGATGCCTCAGGCAACTTTCGTCCAAGACGGCTGGTCTATCGACTACACACCCGGTGCCGACGTGGCGGCGGGTGACGTGGTCGTACAGGGAGAGCTCGTCGGCGTCGCCAAGCTCGACATTCTGTCGGGCAAGCTCGGCGCGCTGGCAGTCGAAGGGGTTTACGACTTCGCCAAGAACACCGGCGTGGCCTACTCGGTGGGCGCGATCCTGTACTGGGACGACACCAACAACGTCGTGACCGCGACCGCCAGCGGCAACAAGCAGCTCGGCAAGGTCGTTCGAGCGGCGGCTTCGGCCGACACCACCGTCCGCTTGAAGCTCAGCCAATGAGGATGCCATGCCCGACTTGCTGCAAACCGGTTCCGATTGGCTGGCCGACCGCCTGAAGGCGCACGCCGCGCGGGAGGTGTCGTATCGGCGCGGAGCGCAACAGGTCACGGTGCCGGCGATTATCGGCCGCAAGGACTTCGAGGTCGATACGGCGGAAGGCCGGCTGTACTTTCGGGCCAACGACTTCCTGATTCACCGCGTCGATTTGGTCCTCGCGGGCCAGCTGACGTTGCCCGTGCGGGGCGACCGGATCGTCGTCGATTTCGGGGCGGGCGAAGAGACGTTTGAGGTGCTGCCGGGCGACGGCTCGCAGCCGTGGGAATATTCGGATGCGTTCGAGAAGCTGCTGAGGGTTCACACGAAGAAGGTCGCCTGATCGCCATGCCTGCCGTCATCGTCCAGATCGCTGATGCCATCGTCGCAGATCTGAACGACCACGACTTCAGTCTGGAGTTTACAGCCGAGCGGACATACATGCCGCGTTACAAGACCGAAGAGCTGGAGCAGGTGCAAGTCAGCGTGGTGCCGAAGGACGACGTGGGACAGCGGGCTTCGCGAGCGCAGTGGCAACAGGACTACAAGATCGACCTCGCCATCCAGCAAAAGCTGGGCGACGACGAACAGGCCCAGATGGATGCATTGATCCTGCTCGGCCAAGAACTGGCGGACTATTTCAAAGAGCAAAACCTAGCGGGCAACCTGGCTGTGCTGACCGAATGCGGGTACGCCCCGCTGTTTGATCCCGAACACTTGGAAAAACACAAGACGCTGACCACGGTGCTGAATCTGACGTTCCGTGGCTGGAGACCCTAACGATGAGTGATCGCCCGATTGCCGGTTTCGAGTGTGCCCTGTTCTACAAGGCTAGCGCGAACTGGACAGAGATCAAGAACGCCAAGGATGTGTCCCTCCCCGACTCGACCGAAGCCATCGATGTCTCTGCGCGCTATTCGCCCGCGAAGAAGTACATCGCCGGCATGTCGGACGGGTCCATCGAATTCGGCTACCAGTACATCAAGGGCACCGATCCCGTCTTCGACGCTCTGCAAGATCACTACCTCAACCGCGAGCCGATCGAGGTCGCAGCGGCGGATGGCGAAATCACCACCAACGGCACGGTCTACAGCCGCGACTGGTACGTCGTCACCAAGTTCGAACGAACCGAAGAACTCGGCGGTTCGCGCGTCTACAGCGTCACGCTCCAGCCCACCGTCATCTTTGCCAGTGGGGCCATCGTTGAGCGGTCGTTCCACGTCGTCGGCAGCCCGTAACGCGAGCCCCTTTCTGATG